ACGTAACTTTTCAGGATTCTTTTCGCGATATTTACGTTCATATGAACGTACCTTTTCATGATTCTTTTCGCGATATTCACGTGAATATTCAGGATGAAGCGATATTCCCCCTTTCCACATGTAATTATCTTCACCATACATAGGAGGTGGTGGAAATGCTACTGTGACATTATAGTATTTGTCCCAGCACTTTTCCTTACGATTGCCAAGCAATTTGTTTTCTAATTCAATCATCTCTTCGACAGTACCCGTTGCGAGTATTCTTCTACGCATATAGGATGGAATAGAGGTTTTGGCGAATGATTCCATTACAGTAGATGAATGAGTGTATGAATCATCTGGTGTTCCTTTATGGTATCCCAGATAGAACATACGGTTTTTAGTATCAAACCATAGGTAAACGAAAGCCTCTTTGTTTCTCATTTTGTTTCATCATAATGGTGAATTGAGTGACAGTTCGCACATAAAACATCACACTTAGCAATTTCGTTTAGCATATTTTCTTTGCTTTGTCTAGTTATATTATCGGAAATTGTAAATGATTTGGTGCTAGGATCTCTGTGATGAAAGACTAATGCGCGTGAATCATTGAATCCACATTGTATACACGAGAGATTTTGTTTATATTCTTTGAACGATTTTCTTGCAGAGGTGTTTCTTGATCTATTATATTCATTATGACAAGGTATACACTTTGATGAAAAATAGTGTTTACCATTCCTGTGAAAATGCTCTAATGTTCTAGGCAATGATTGTTGACATTGAGTACAAGTTTTGTGGGTTTTGTTTCTCATAGTGTACATTGTATAGTTTATGAAACGTTTTTGTTTCTTTTCTGATATTCTTCTTCGGATCCCGGATATCGCCAAGCCCAGATCGCCACCAAAGCCATAAAGCCACCACTCCACAGACAAGCCGTTAGATTGTACGTTGTGAACCATAGAAAGGCTAAACTGGAACTCATAACCAATATCATAGCATATTTCATTCGCTGAGGGAAGATGCGCTTCTCAACCCAATTCGTCAGGAATGGTCCAAAGTGCTTGTGATTGTATAGCCAATCGTGCATCTTTTGACTACTCTTGCTAAAGCAATAGGCAGAAAACACCAGAAAAATCGAGAAAGGGATGCCCGGTGTGATAAATCCGATATACGCCATCGCTAGTGATACCATGCCTGTGATATACCATAACGCTCTCTTAATACGGGAATTGGATACGTTTGAATCTTGTGACATATTCTTCTTCTAATCCTAATGATATCATTACATTTTTGCTGTTAGTGTTTTTCAACTGGTTATCACAGTACTTAGTCAAAGCGTTATTGTAGGTCTGAACAATGTTTGGCATATGATTGGGTTCTTTAGCATCAACTTCAGAAAACCACGAGAACATATTTTCTCGTCCCATGTGACACAGATTATCAATCTCTTTGGGTTCGTCTGTAGCACCAGCAACAACCATATGATTAGAGAAAATTTCTTTCGCCCACTCAGGCAACTCACGTTCTCTTTTTGGAACAAAGGGCGCAACTGTCTGTTTAAACTCTTCAGCAGCGGTTGACATCAGAAGTTTTGGAATAGTAGGTGACATGTCATGAAAACATCCAGTGACTTTGTTCTTGCCACAGATCACATCAAAACCGTAAATAGGCATCGGATAGTTGGGGCGAGCATAACACGCAACATGCATCATCCACATTTTCTTCTCTTCGCGCATATCAATTACCGAAATATGTGCTAGATCTACTTTGTTGGACTTATAAAACTTGTTGATATGATTCGGATGATCTTGTTTGCCAGATGTTGGTAAACCACAGAAGCCCTCCATCATAGTGGACATGTAACCCTCTAGTTCAATGAACTTATCCCACATTGTGTAATCTTCCTAGATCATTGCTGATATTGATATGCATTCTAAATCCTTCTCTCACTTGATACACAAATTTTTCATCGTCTGTATCAACGTAATGTTCTCGGACGTAATTTCTCCAATAAACAATATCATCAAACTCATATAGACTAGCAGTGTCTGGATATCTTTTCTTCATGATCTGCCCACCGAACATAAAGCCCATGTAGTTCAGATAGATGTGCCCGTTGAATCCATTATTTTGATCAGTATCAAAGCCTGACATATAATGTAAATAGGCGTAAGAATGCGTACTAGGTTCTTGATGCCCTAGACCAGATGCTTTCAAATCATCTTTAATCTTTTCCCATCGTCGCATGGGTTCAGGCACCATCGGATCAAGAAACTTCATGATGGGTTTCCACGATGCAAGATACGATTTACGTTCTGCGACAGTCTGTTCACCACGAAACATTTTCTGGTTGAACGGAACTGCTTCTAACTCTTCGTGTAGATCAGCAGTCAAGTGTTTGATGGAGAGGCTGTCTAGATTTGTATTCATGAATAGTGTCTCTTAGTTTAGTTACCCAATGATCTCTATGTTCAATAAAAATCTGGCCATCCGATTGTCCATCAACTGCTATTACGGTAACGAGTTGGGTAATTGGCATGCCGGTACGTTCTTCCCACATGATTGCATAAGCGGTTTCTTGACAAAAGTAGTTCTCAACAAACTTACGGGGTTTCCATTTTTTGCTGGTCTTATAATCGATGATGGAGATCTTTCCGTCAAACTCAGCAACGCAATCGACCCGACCAGCGACCCCAAGATGATCTGAGTATAAAGGAATTTCTTGACCATAAACTTTTCCAACTCTTTCATCTAACGTTTTTTTGACTGATAACACTGATGCAATCACATCTGGTGTGTAGGTACTTATCAAATGTTTCCAATCAACATTGTTGACATATTGTTCTAAACACTCATGAACCGCTGTACCACGTCTAGAAGCTCTAGAAGAAATTTTATTTGCTTCTTCTTCCCCGATTTTTGCTCGCCATTTTTTTATAGAATCTTCACTAAGAATAGATAGTACTGTGGTGATAGAAGGATAATTCTTACGTTCAACCGGATGTTCATACACACGACCATTTTCAGTGGTGTGTGCAATCATATCAGTATACCCTAGATCAACGGGTTCGTGATGAAAGTTTTTTTCCATGTCTTCTCTCAATTGCATCTATCCTTCTCCGGGTCGATCGATTCATAGGAACTTCAGCTCCTGGTGTAACGATTTGTTTATCCATACCTCTACCATCAGAGATATCAGATTCGTCGTCCACAGTCTGTGCTTTTGTTAATGTATCATTATACACTATAACTTCCATGTTGTCAAGAAGGGGTATCTTGAGTTTGTTATGATTGTGATGGAGTACAAACTTAGTCTGAGGAAACTCCCGAAAGATATCACGCCATACAGGGCGCCAGTTATTGAGCAATCGGTAGTTGTTAGTTGTTGTTCTATCACTAGACAGAACCAGATCTGTTACGCTTCTCATATTAAAATCAAATATGGTATCAAATCCATATAGATGAACTTCATCTGCTTTGTGGCGTGAAGCCGCATAGTGAACAGCCATATGTCCACAATTGAAGTTGGTGGGGTTACCAGCATAGTCTGGTACGTGTGTATAGAACTCTTTGACACAACGTGCATACTTGAGATAGAACGAACTTTGTTCATACATCCAGATGCGCGGGCGTGTACCAAGAATCCAGTCATACTGATCCAGCGCAATTGATCCTTCGGACAATGCCATCATCATCTTAAAGTCAACCATACAAGTACCAAAGACTTCATTCCGAGGAACTTCAAACGGAGGCATGTTACATAACAGTTTTATGCCGTTACGTTGTTCTCTGGTATAATAGATCGCTTTGTCACCATTACCTAATACGTGAACAACCTTACTCATTATTATAGATCAACTTTCTAATTTGCATGTTACCTTTCTCACCTGTCCAATGCATGGCTCTTTTATCCCATGAATCATAGCCATCTAATAGATGTATTCTTAACCAGTTGTATATAGTTGGAGCAGTAACTATGAACCGAAGCCTAGTAAGACTGTCAACAGACATCATCTCATGAAGAATCTCTTGATCACCATTCTTTGGATTATTACTACATTCTTTCTCCCAGCGTTTCAGTATGTCGGGTACACCCTTAAACGCGACTACTCCAGAGTTGTGCCAAGGTTCGCCGCGCCGCACAGACCATGGCTGGTCTTCACACATACTCAGTTTACCATCTTGGATCGTATCAAAGATGCCACTCATATCACCAAGAATCTGAATGTCGGTGTCTAACCAACAGACTTCATCATACATCGCACCACATTCCATCATCGCACGAGGCTTATAGAACCAACCTGTGCCTTTCTGCATAGGCATATCAATCACCTTAAGGAAAGAGGAAAAGAATGGTTGTGATCGCATCTGTTTAGATACACCGAAGTCTGCGAAAACGATATTACAAGCCGGATTTTTTTTGCGGAGATTTTATACAAACCACTCTACCTGCCATTCAGTCTTGGTGTCACAACCTGTAAGAAAAACTCTATTAGACTCTGAGGTATTCATATCCCTTCCCATAATTATGTTTAGCGGTACTACCCGTTTGATTCTGTATAGTAGAAAAGGTATCCTTAGCAATAACTGGCCACGGATAATATTCTTCTAACCATGGAAAGATTGTATTCTGCAAGTATATGTCAGTAGGTCTTGCATAGACAGAAGCATGATCAACAAGTCTTTTTGCACCCGATGGATTCAACATATATGCATGAGCACCTGGGAAGTAATTTTTACTGGTGAGATCAATTTTACCCAGAGACATAGGTTGTTTAAACGTACCATAACTAGGTGCGCCAATATTCATACAACCTTTAAAAGTTATATTCACCGGAATATTATTTAGAATTACTGCATCGTGTTCAAATATGGCTATAGTCTCATTTAACGCTATACACTTTAACCATAGACTATAGTGAGATAAAAAAGCACTCAGGACATTTTCGGGGCGACTTCCTATATCAGTACTAAAGTGACTAGTACTCATAGCCAACTTTTTAAAAATTTCATTCGGATTATCTCGCGGAGTAGTTGCTTTATGTTTCTCTATATGAAGCCCATACTTAGCACCACTTGCAATACATCTATTCGCACACTCTACACTTTGTTTCAGGTGTTCTATGGTTATGACATATGCTTTCATTGCTTCGCCTTAGACGTTAAGACTATTTGCTATGACTGTATACCCAACGTTATCAGTACATCTTTCAATAATACGCCAGGGATTAATTCCTGTTTCGCAATAATTTTTCACTACATGATATAGTCTTTCGTCAGGCTTACCAAACAATACGCTTGTGTCATGAAGCACAATATACTTCCGAACAAATTTTGTGTGTAGGTCCAATTCTTTTTGAAGATGCGTTGGCTGATGATTACTATCAATCAATAGAAGATCTACCATAGAAACGCTTTTAGGGTCTGCACTAGAAATTTGCTTCCGTGTAAATTTTATGTTATTCGCTATACAGTAGTCTTCAAATATAGTCTTAAAGGGTTCCCATTTCTCAAAACTTATGTCAATTAATTCTACACTCTTAGGATTCGTTAGACATGCAGCCGCTGCACTTGCTCCTTGGTGTGTGCCTAATTCTTTGTAACTATCGCACTCTGCCATAAGACTTACCATGGCATCATGTTGTGCACAGTAATGTTCTCCATGCGCTTCTATATGTTGCTTTCTTATTTCCGAATAAAATTCGTCTAGTGTTGTTACGTGATCTAATATAGCGTTTAACATTATTGTTTTAAGCCTTTACTACTGGTTTGTGTTTCTTTGGCTGGTATCCATTTCATGGGGTTTGGTGAAACATAGTATAGTGGGGTATAATCACTGCGGATTAATAAATCGTTCTGCATCCATCCATCTTCAGCACAGATATCTATATAGATCTTCGCAGCCTTTGGTGTCATGATATATCCTGTGCAGCCTGCCATACCATAATGACCATGCGGATGTTTGTACCAAATTTTGTGTAAGCCTTTACCAGTAGCTTCATACTCCACTTTAAACTTTAAAGATGTGAATGGATTACCTTGACCCATAATGCTACCAGTGGTAAGTTGAATAACGCTTCCATCCTCAAAATCATGTTGAGGAAAATCACCGCAACATTCGGTATCGTGTTCAACAATCACTATAGGTTCGTTGTTTTCATAACACTTATGCCATAGAGAATAATGCGAATAGAAACAAGACTTCTTATGGTTATATGCGTTATGACCCTTGAACTTATTATTTTTCTCTATGGGTAACGGATACTTTTCTTCATATGTACTTAGAGTATTCGCATTGCAGCCATCGTATAGTTCAACCTCTGGCCAACCAGAAAATGCTTGAAAAGATTTTAAACACTCATTAGCAATTCTGGTAGAGTTAACACTAGGTGCATTATACAATAAAAATGTTTTCATTACAAGAACTTGTGCACAATTCTAAACTTCTCTACCTTCTCTAAACCTCTCAGTCTACAAAAATAGTCTTCGTGAAATATGTCTAGGTTTTGATTAGAGAAATAAAAGCGGTCTAGTTGTGAAGAAAACAGTTGCATTAGTTCAATTTTTGTGTCAAGCTTCTTGGTGATATCAACAAACATATTGGGTTGCCATGTGTGTCTAGTACTTGGCGTATAATATTCAATCAACGTAATGGCTTTACCCCTCACAGCCGCTCTCATAGCCTCACTAACTTTCCTGTGTTCAAAGTGATTGTCTTCTAATGGTGGTACGTATACAATGTCAAAGTCTTTCACCAGAGAATCAAATTGACCCACTAGTTGCCATTCGGTCATATCTGATATAGACTTCACAGCACTATTAGTCGGTACCATATGATTAACATATGAAAACCTTTCCCAGAAAGAAATTGACTCGGAGAATCTTTCACTACCGGTAGTGTTATCATTGTCACCCCCAGCGCTTAATGTGAATACCGTATAGTAATCATGAGCTTGATGCATGAGAACAGTACCAGACATGCTATATTCAGCGTCATCAGGGTGGGGAGAAACAATCAGAGTTCTCGGAAATACTTCATTCATAATGTAGTCTCATATAGAGGTTTCATAGATTTAAAAGGTTTACCATTATATATTCGTATGCCATGGCGTCTAAAATAATCACGAAGATCTTCGGAGATATCGTTCTCTTCACCTTTCATAACGTAATTATTGGTGTCAAAAATTGTTACTGTCTGATCAGTATGTTCTATAGTGCATTCACCATCGTTTACTATCCAATCTTTTATCTCTATTCCTTTGTGTGGCAATATTCTTTTGGCCCAGCTAGCAATTATACTAGCTAGTATACTGTCTTTTGCCTCGGTTGTCAAGACTTTTGGATAATAATTTTCCTTTACTACCACACAAGGACTACCCATGGCAAGACTTCCACTCGGAATACTTTTAGTAACAATAGATCCTGTTCCTATAACACAATCGTCACCCACAGAACAGCCTGGCAATAAAATACTTCGTGCAGGAAACCATACGTTAGATCCTATACTGACAGACTCAAAGCTGTACGGAAATCCCTTGAGAGGATCTAACCATGCACCATGACTCCATATAAGACAATCTGCACCAATACCAACACAATCACCAATGGTAACGCTTTCACTAGGGTTAATAACAACCCCTTCAAAAATTCCTACACTGTTCCCTATGGTAACATCACTACTCGGCCCGTTACACCCGCCACGTCCAACCTCAGAGGCGCCAGGCATCCACAAATAGTCACCTGCGATGAAATTGTTGCACGTAATTCTAACCCCCGCACCGATGTAAGAATGTTTCCCTAGTGTAAAGGTATTACATTCTATGATTGCATCAGGCGAAATGTTTGCGGTCGGGTGCACTTTAATCTCATTTGCTTTAATCATATTAAACCTTTTTTGCTATAGCGGAATAACCACCTGGCCCACAATAGATGTTTTCCATATTTAAATCAGTACAACTATATCCATGGAACATAAAAAGAAACTCCCACTGATCTCTGGTCCAACGAATAATGTGAGTAGGATCGTTTCGTGAAACTTCTAGATGATAATCATCCTCACCATCTAAACATATAGGCACCCTAAACACTATGGTATTCGTCTTTAAGTTCGTCAATAATTCACTTAGATCATCAATCTCCATATGTTCAAACACATCCAGAGCCGTCACTATATCATATTCCATGGAAATGTCAAGCGTTTTTGAAACATTTAATCCTTTTTCTTTTGCTTGTTCCACTGCCCAATAACTAATATCAACCCCTCTTGCATCATATCCTTGGCTAGAAAAATACTCTACTAGATGACCAACAGAACATCCAAAGTCTAACACCATACCCTTTGGTTCAATGGCTTCAATAATATCTGCACCGGTTAGATACATTTTCTTCTTATTGGATTGCATGTAATCAATGTAATTACCTGTCTTGTAATAATTTTCATCATACATCATGCAAAGTTCCTATCGTCATCATCCATTGGTTGTGCGACTGTGTGAAGCAATCTGTTGTTGTTATAGTATAAACAAGTACCACATCCTTTGGTGGTATTCCAATCAGATCCATTATTACCTTTCACCTCATATGGATAACCATACTTGGCGTAATTCAGATTACATTTATCCCATATAGCTTTCACATCAGATGCACTGCCCAGAGAAAAGTTTAGATCATATGTGCGGTGTTCTAGTACGTGACTGGTGCATATGTACACCTGGTAGTCGCCACCGGTCTCAGGGTTGGGAGCTATGTAAGGGCGTGTTAAACCCACGTAACAGCCGTCTGAGAAGGCGTGTGTGTCCTCCCACACGTCTTTTATAAAAAACTTATCCAATGAGTCAAGTGTTTCTATGATAGGACGATATGATTTTTGAATCTCAACTTGTGCACCTTCTACTAAGGCATTACCTGCTATTCTACAGAATTTAATAGATGGGTTCAACTCAATGAGACGTGCGATCTTTCGTATAGACTCAGGCGTTGTGCCTTTGTATGCTCTGCCTGTCCTTGAGAGAATATCTGCCGTCCCTGTCGTTTCATAGATTATGTAAGACAATCCGATTCTATCTGTCGGAAATGATCCAAAATCATAATCTTCAGGCGTCTTACCTTCATCTAATTTAATCAGACTCACCCGAATCCAATTAATATAACGATATACCGATGGATCCAGATGTCTTTCAAGTTTCTCAGTATTTGTGATAATTCCCACATCCATACCTAACGTACCAGCGAAACGAATCACATCGTTAATATTCCTATTATTGTCTTTATCACGATACAGCAAAGGATTACCTCCACCACTGATCTCAAGAGCCTTGGCACCTAGTGCTTTGAATTGAGTGAGCATCTCTTCTATCTGAGGGAATGGCATATAGGACTTGAGTGGTCTTGCAGCAACCGAACAGAATGGGCAGTCTGAGTCACACATCTCCATTGGTGCTAGTTGAATATTGATAGGTTTGAACCTATCTTCATATTGAATAGCATGAAGAACATCAGTGTGTTGGAGATACTTATCACCCCATGTAGAATAACGTTGTGTCTTTTCTTCGTAGTTCATATTGATTTCATTAATTGGATTGGATCTTGAGTGGGTAGTTTGTCTTTAAGAAAGAAATGTACGAAATGGCATTGTTCTATTTGTGTATTAGCAGTATATAAACCATTCCAATGATGAGAGAGATGTTGTGTTGGTATATTATATTTGTTTATGAAATAGTTTAGAAGTGTTTGATCTGTTGACCATTTATAGTTGGCTTTACCATCTACAAAGTCTTTGAACTCTAGTCTATTCAGAAATTGGATTGCTGATTGATTCTTGAGATATGGTATGAAGGATTGATTAATCAGCATCATACCCATATTAAAGAAATGATTGGTTGGATAATTAGGAATAGAATTATATTGCATTCTAGCATAGTTTCTAATCTTATCTTTGTAGACAAGGGTCGTTGGCATTTCTTGTTCTAATACTGCTGCAAATGCATGGTTCGGATCTTGGATTTCAAATATATTAGGTGAATTGGGTCTAATGTAGATATCAGCATCTATAATGGCAATGTTATCGTATTGATTGAGAAGATCAAATGCATTCTCTTTCTCGTAGATAGGCAGATAACCACCGTGTTTTGATGTTGATTCTTTGGATCTATTAGAGGTGAATGGATCTGGTTGAATTCTGAGAATAGGTTGTGTCTGTACAATATGTGTGATATTGTGTTGTTGGGCATATTCTTTGACTGAATGAATACAATGAGTATAAAGAGGTGTGTTCTTCGATTGTCCGAGATTGACCTGATATATTAGATTTTTCATTGGTAGTCTCTTAGATTAAAATCAGTACCATGCATCTTCATTAGATCACGATCATGATTCGTATACACCAGAACTTCAGTATCGTCAACTAGAAAATCACAATCATTGCAATACTGAGTATAGTTACCAGATCTATGAGACTCACGCAGTGCTTCGTAGGCTTCTCCTTCAACGATTTCTTGGATGGTGTTTTCGCTGGTGTGTCCGAGGACTGCTTCTTCATCTCTACCGAGGACTTGGCAACACGGGTGAACAGCACCTCGTTTACCATCATTGCCACCAGCACGAATAACAACGTCAGGACTAAAAGGCCTGCCACAGGTCTTTACCTCACCCTTACGTTGATTTGTTGCACCAACGTCATAGGCACCAGACCAATTGTGCATCTTCCAGATCTCAGTCTTGACATCCAGTGCTTTGACAATTTGTTTGTAGTGGCTGAGTTCATGGTCTATGTTGTCGTTATCGGTTATAAGATGATACGTAGATACTACACAATCAGATTGTGTATCAATAACATATTCACGCATGGACTTCACCTTATCCCATGTGTTCATAAATGTACCACCAATCCTATTGTACATCCACTTATCGTATTGTTTCCAATCATAACCAATCCATGAGAACCGATAGAAGTCTAACCCGGCATCAACACAGTCCATCATGAACTGCCCTTCCATACGATAACCATTAGAGAAGATGAATGCCTTTGCACCATACTTCTTCACGATCTCAATGTATTTAGGCAGGTTGCGATTGAGTGTTGCTTCACCACTACCATCAAGATTCACAATACGTAGACCATGTTGTGCACAATCGGCTACGTTATCCTCAAACTCTTTGAGTGTCATCTTCTTGAGGAAGTCTTTGTGCCGTCCACCGGTGCGTGTGTCTTGAGGGCACATGCTACATGAGTAGTTACAACCACCGTTGACTTCAATTACCGCTCTATCAATGATCATTTAATGATTCCATAATTATCTTTTTGTATCGTGATACTCTTGAATCCATGTGATTCAGATTCTTGGGTAAATTATTTAAATATGACCATATATTATTATTTGGATCATTCGGTGTTTCGAACTGTACACCTTGTGGATTGTGAGTGTTTACAATGGCACTATGCCCGAGTGCAATCACAGGTTTCATAAAGTTTTTACACAGGTACTGCCACATACCGTCATAGTATATAGCAAACCTACAATTCCTTATATGATAGTAAGCCTCACGTACAGGTGTCCTGTATGTCAACTCAACTAAATTATAACCCCTATTGCGTAGAATGTCAAGTATTCTTTCCCAATCATCAACACCGAACGACCTCTTCCATTTAGGTGGTGGTTCTGCATTAAATAGTGGTCGCCAAAATACTACCTTGTTTTGTACTATTTCATGAGGTAAAGGCCAATAGTGTGGATCATATATCCAATTTGATATACCATCAAGTACTGCTAATGGACCTTTCTTGCGTTGAAAACCACGATGTCTGATACGCCATAGTTCTTCATCGTAACCATTGAAAATATGATTGACCTTCACAACATCTTTATTGTAGTAGAAACCATGGAGATAATCACATCGTTCTATGATAGTTTCAGGGTCTTCGGGATGATGTAGGTGATCTACATCATGATCCCAATGAACGTTCATTTGAATTTGATCTCTGTTTGCTAGATGAGCTAGCATATGCACCGAGTTCAATCCAAATAATATATCACCAACACCTGGCGTACCTTTCCAATCAACTGAGTTATCGGGTGTTAGGTAGAATGGAAGGTTTCGCAAAGGATCATGATATAGTTCCCACTTCATCTCTAGTGTCGTGCTAAGCCTTTATTTAGGAATTGACTTGGGACATTTCGTTTCATTTAATTTTCTTGACCACATTCACAAGATCATACTCTGCAAGATCTTCATCTTCCCAATAGTCATCATCAATCGCCTTGGGCTTGGTTCTTTTGACAGCAAGTTCTTTCTTCACTCGTTCTGTTTTGTAACGATTGTTTTTCTTATTACTTGGATCAAATCGACTGTACTTAGCCATGATATTATTTACCTTGTCCTCTGTATTTTTTGTAATTTGCTTTCTTTCTCTTATTCATAGAGGACGTGTTGAAGTGCCCTCTACCAATAGAAGTTCCTTTGGGTTTGTGTTCAACTTTTTTAGTGCTGATGCTCTGTGCCATTAGATACTCTCCAACCTAACCATCAAACGTTCAGCACGATTAGTCACTTGCTTGTACCATCGTGAGTCACGACCTTCAACTGCTGCTTCCTTCCATTCATTAGCAATGAGTGCTGCATTGAATTTCTTGAACTTAGACAACCGAGGTCTGCCCATGTTGAACATCATGTTGACCACGACCTGCTTGACGGTCTCGGGAAACTCTTCAAAGACCCCTTTGCCGTATAACACATGACACTCACTGATTGAGGTGTCAAGGTCTTTTTCGAAGCATTCCCATACTCTCTCTTCGGAGATTGGTGTTCCGAACTCTTGTCCCCATTCGGTATCTTCGTTGATAACAAGGTGCCCCACGCCAAAGGTGTGGTAACCGAGATGGTCTGCATATATTTCATACTTGACACCCTCGTCTACTTTTAATGTTTCAAAAATTTCTTCTCTGTTCATCTGATTCCCATCCATTCTTTTGTCATTATATAGTCACGAACAAAATCACTCCTGACTATATCTTCCCACCCAAACTGCACGTGAGTAAAACTCTTCATGTTGTCTAGGATACTTAAAAACTGATTTACACCGTTCTTATCTTTCTCTTGTTTGAAATCGCTCTGATAGTAATCACCACAGAATACGATCTTGGTTGCTTGACCCACTCGCGTGATAACAGAATCTAACTCATGCAGGGTCATGTTTTGCATCTCATCAACTATTATGATACTGCTATCATATGTAATACCACGTAGAAATGAGGTACTTTCAAACGTGACGAAATTATTGTGCACCAACTTATCATATGCTTTGGGATCATTGAATAACTCGGTTGCTGCAGCTCGATATGGTCCCGTGTAAGAGTTCAACTTTTCTTCTACAGTTCCGGGAAGAAATCCAATCTCGCGGGTTGGTACTACAGACCGAATGATACGCAAGGTATCGTATGGGGTGCTTTTGTCCATCACTTCTTCGAGTGCAAGATACATGGCAAGGAACGTTTTGCCTGTACCGGCAGTCCCAGTCATGGCGAGATGGTCACCGTCTCTCCAACCTTTCCATGCATCTGTTTGATGAGGTGTGATAGGTTCGATGGTATCCATCTGGTCAAGACGGATCCGCATATCCGGTTGTTGATGTGGGGGTTGTGATCCTCGCATTAAATTTTAATTGTGTTAGAGCGACCCGAGGTAGATTTAATATGTTTCAAGTGGTCTCTCCATGCATTAGAAGTTTTAGATAAAGATGAAGTTGTAGTACGTACAATTTTCATTGGTTCAAGATGCGTTTGCACCCAAACCCCTTCTTTTTCTAGTGTATCTTTTTCGCTAATTTTCAGAAACATTTCTTTAATTTCGCCTGTCTCCTTATTTTTCATATCGTATGTTGGCATAATAATATCCTAAAATGGATCCCTCTATTTTGAGAGGGATCCGATTAGATAAGGATCACCCCCTCGTGACTTGTTGTATGGCGGCATCTAAGAATGCTTGTTTCTTAATCATTCTATGTGCTGCATCGCCTTTACCTTTTTTATTTAACTTGTGAATATAATGTCCAAGTTCCCTAGAGTCTTTTTTTAATCGTTCTATTTGGTTTGTTACCATAGGCATAAGTCTCCTTGTTATCGATTTGGGTATTCACATAATTAAGTTGAGATCAAATTGGGGAAAGCCTCCTCTACTATTTTTTTAGTTAATCCCTTCACTGGTGGTTTTTTATTTATCATAGATATTAATATATCAGCATCTTCAGGATGAATTGATTCAAGCATATCTATAAACATTCTTTCTCGTTTAACGGGAATGAGAGATTCGGATTCGCGAAATCCTTTCACAAAATATTTAAACTTTTTGTGTTGTTTAAGAAGTGTGGATGGTGTACTTTCTGGTCTATTAGCAGTGTACGGTGGTTTACCAGGAGGAAGATTCCATTGAATTTTGTCGTCAAACGTACCCCTAAGTACATCTTTAAGAGGCATGATATTGTTTAATTGCAGATGTTCGATTTTTTCTTTTCTTGTTTTGCATGTAACAAACTTTTCTAATATTTCAAATACTTGTCGCTGTACGTAATTAACCATAGTATATTCTCTCTTCGAACTATAGCTCTAGGGTAACACATCTAGAACCATTTGTCGAGTTTTTATTTAAATGGGCAGTTTCTGTTGCACTGCTCGACCCTTCTTCTGACTAGCAATCCACGCTCTAGCCTCTTTTGACTCAGGTGGTTTATTGGTAAACTTCACCGCGTCTCTATATGCACGTAACGTCTCTTTCTTGTAGTCCTTGCCGTCAGAGTTATCGACTACTAAAAAGTTTCTCTTAC